TTGGGCGTCTCGATGTCGTCGTCAATAACGCGGGCTACGCCGATATCGCGCCATTTGAACAGTTGAGCGCGGAGAGATTCAAGGCTGTGGTCGACACCAACTTCTATGGTGTCGTCAACGTGTGTCGGGTGGCGATCCCGATCATGCGAAAGCAGAAGAGCGGCTGTATCCTTCAGATATCATCGGTCGGAGGCCGCGTCGCCCGGCCCGGCAATTCGCCGTATCACGCGGCCAAATGGGCGGTGGGAGGATTCACCGAGTCCCTCGCCCAGGAATTGGCTCCCTTTGGCGTCAAGGTGTGCGCGCTCGAGCCCGGTGGCATGCGGACCAACTGGGGTGCGCGCGCGAACCAAGATACTCCAGACTTGCTTCCGGACTATGAACCGTCCGTCGGCTCAGTCGTCAAGGCTCTGGAGTCTTACTGGGGTCACGAGACCAGCGACCCAGTCAAGGTCGCTCAGGTCATCCTTCGATTGGCTGCCGCCGATCGCCTGCCTGCACATCTCCTGCTAGGCAGCGACGCGGCAAAGAATGCCGGCGAGGCCGAGGCGACGCGTGCAGCCGACGCAGAGCGCTGGCGAGACATCAGCGTGTCGACCGACTTCGACGCACGCGGCGAATTGCCTGATGTGCGATTCTGAGCGAGATGATTTGTGGTTGCCACGTTAATACGCCTAACCATCCGCTGGAGCGAACGCCGGACCGCTTTGCTCCAATAATCATTGCAGAATGAAATGGTGCGACGTGGCGCGATCTGGTGCGATTGACCGCGAGCCAATCCCCTCCCCTGGGGGTGATTGAAATGGGTGGCATGGGGGGAGCTTCCTGGATCGGGCGTGAGTTGGGAAGATGCGCGCCGCGATGCCGAGAAGTGGATATCCTGGCTCCAGCTCAAGCGGCCGGCGCGCCGGGTGAGCTGTGGGACCTGAGGCCATTTTCAGCGAGCCTGCCATTCACACGCTGTTACGTTCTGACCGCGTCACGGACGGCGCCGTTGGCGGAAAATGCTGCGAGCGCTTCAACTACGATGCCCGCGACCTTAGTTGGATCCCAGCCGGAATAATGCGACTCGATCTTTGCGATCAACTCTTCCGGACTCGAGCTATCGCGAACGAATTGTCCGATCGGCGCGAACACTCCGCGGAACGCTCGCGATAAGTCCGCCGCTGCGCCGCTGGCGATGCGCCCATTCGAATCATCGGCCTGCTGGTAGCGATCGCCGGCCGGCGTTGTCGACAAGGCTGACATCTTCCGAGCAGGTTGAGCCTGACCGTTTCGTCGAAAGGCCGGCTTACCGCCAGGTATATCCTGCCCTGGATCCGGAACCGCTTTTCGCTGAAGCGGGATTCCAATCCTTCGGCCGAGCGTCGCAATTCCGTCGTCGGTCACCTCGAGGCCTGCGCCGTCTAGGAATGAGACGGCCTGGGCGGTCGACGCGATATCTTCGGCCTCTTCGCCGCCCCATGTAATTTTTACCCGTCCCGGAATGCCATTGATCCGGAGAAAAGGATTAAACAGTTGATAGCGCAGCGTGTTCCCGAGCCTGATCGAATCGAACTGGCGAATATCGCCCCGGACCTGGGCTTGCTCTTTCGCGACGCCGGACCCGCTCATCCCGCCGTGCTCGGCGTCCGCGCTCGTCGTTTGGCCGACGATCAATTTACTTTTCTCGCGCTGACACGCTTTGAAAAACAAATCGAATCCATCGGCGCCGCCGCGCGCTTGCGCCTGTTGCAACTCAATGTCTGTCGCCTTCGAAACGACAATGCCGCCGATCTTAGTCGCCAGCTGGAACGCATTTTGTAGAACGATCCGCGAATCGTCATCGGCCTGGTCATATTTTCCGACCAGGAACGGCGCTCCAAACCGGTCCAGGAACCGCGCCCACCAATCGCGATCGAAGTTGCTAAACAGCGACCAGAAAATCAGCGATCGCATCGGGCCCCCGCGATAATCCGGCGTCGTCAACAGATGCCCGCGGTGAATCATATAACGCATTGGATCTGCGTCGTGCCGAGTGCCCATGATCGTCCCCGTTTGCGGGTCCGTGTCCCAGATTCGCAAATAACCGGTCGAGTAATCGAACAGCCGCGGCGGGACCCTGGTTAATCCCACCAATTCGAAATTCAGCTTCTTGTTCACCCGCGCCGGCCGGAAAACTTTCTCGACCATCGCGAGCGGCCAGAGCACGCCGTCCAGGAGAGCGCCGCACCCATCGATGAACGACGGCAACCCTTCCACCATCTCCTTTATATATTTAGAGGCCTCGACGTCCTGGGCATTCTTCGGATCCACCGCATCGATCGAATACTGGTCGCCCAGGATCGCGAGCTTTCGCTTAGCCAGCTCGCCCTGCAGATGCGAGTCCGTCAAAACGATCGTGTCACAGAGCGCGAAATATTCGTTCGTCTGCCCAAAATCGGTGCCGTCCAGGATCGCGTGGATCTGATCGACGTCGAACGACGCGGTTGACAGCGGCGTGGTCGCGACCAGTTCCTTAAAGATGGTTTTCCGTACCAGCGGGATCCGGGACAATAAAAATTCGGCTAACTTCCGCGCGAGCGGCGACGTTCCGGGTTTCACTTTAACGATTGCAGTCGATTCCATAAACGTGACGTTTAATCCATTTAACGAACACCAACCAGTGAACGCGTCCTAGGCGCACCAAATTTATAAGCGTAAGGATTCAGGAGTTTTCGATTCGGCATTTTCGGACCGGCGATCTTGCTCACCGCCACCGCGGCCGCTGCGACCGGCCCGCCAGCGCCGACCAGGCCGTGTAAACTCGCGCCGAGCGCGCAAAAAACGTCTGCGTGATTTCCACTTTCGTCCGGCTCAGCGATGAACGTCGCGCCTTCCGGCTGCCGGAGATCGTTGCGAACAAAGACTGCATTCGGCAAAGTCAGATTCGCGTCGTTCAGCATGTTCACGACGAGATTACCAAGATAGAGCTTGTAAGTCATCTCTTCGCCACGATAGCTCGCCTTTTCGCTCTCGATCACCAGCTGCACCGGTGCCTTGCCGGCGAAGTGCGATCGCAAATCGGTCGCGAAAAACCGCTCAGACGTCGCCAGGACCACGATCTTCCGGATGCGACAACCTTTCGGAACATCCAGCGCCATGCCAAGCATCGCGCGGGTGACCGCCGGATCGTCGGTTTTAAACCGGATCGCCGCGCGCACGAAATAATCGAACCCGACTTTTTGTGTTACAACAATTGCGGTCGGATTACTCAACTTTTTCGTCGTAGTAGCCGGATCGATCCCGATCGAGATCGGCTGATTTTCCACCAGCTTATCTTTCCACTGGTCCGGCCAGGCTTGCTGCGGAGTGAGAGCTCGAAATTTCATTTAATTGAGCGATTGCCCCACAACTTCGCAGCGCATTTTCTTCGCATCGAACCACCCGGTCACGATCGTCCGCATCCTTTGTTTCCGAGCTTTGTTCCGGAGCGGAGATCCATAGAGTTGCTTGAAATCCGCCACGACCGTCGCGTCGCCTTTAACAAATTCGAGCTTCGGTTGTTCTTCGAAAATCACGCCGCATCCTCCTTGAGCGCGATCTGGTCGGTGATATCGGTCGCGATGCCTTCCTTTTCACCGCGCATCATTGCGTGGTGCAAAATATGGAGCGAGATCGCCGCCGAGCCTCCGCGGATGAATCTCAGGCCGTGGTTCCGGTCCCAGGCGGTTTTATCGAACGCACGTTGCCGATGTTCCTCCGGCGTCACTGGTTCGCCGGTCACGTCATCATACATTTGCACCCCGGCCGCTTCCGCGTCCCAGACGTCGACGCGATGGACCATGAATCCCGCCTGGCTCTTGTACCAATTGCCCTTCGGATTGACCGGGAAATTTTCCTCCTGCGGGACCGTGAGCTCGTAACTATAATGAGTATCGTCCGGCGGCGGCGTCGACGTCCCGAGCAATCGGAACTGCGGATTGCTGGTCATGAACGGCAACACCGCCTCGAGCACTTCCTGGAAATCCGGGATCCGGCCGAACTCGTCTAAATAGATATCGCCGGTCCAACCGACCGCCGTGTCCGGATTTGGCGCCACCACTATCGATCGGCTGTAGCTGGTTCGATCGTGCCAGATCTTCGTCTCAAGTTTTTGATGCTCGAAAAGATCGGCCACCGCGTCTTTATCCAGGTCGGCCGCTTCGCTGTCGAATTTATACTGCCCGCCCTCGTTAACGAGCTTCCGAAATTCCTGCATCACGTTGATCCAGATCTGCGCTTCCTTTCGGATGAACTCGGTGCCCAGAAGAATCGATGCGCTCGCAAAAACGCTGGTCAGGCCGCGGATCTCGAGCATGCGGCGCAACGCGCGCGCGGCCGCGGTGGTCGATTTCCCTTTTTGCCGGGCCCAGACCCAGAACACGGTACGGAGCTTATCTTCCCAGAACGGCTCGACCGCATACGGTCGGAGCTTGAACAGCGGATCAGGCGTCGTTTCGTTAGATTTTTTCTTGGTCGCCATTTCCGGTTTTCTGATAACTGGATCCAACGTCACGTTGGAGCTGAGGGGACGAGTTCACCGATGGGTTTGGATCGGCAGCGCTCGTTACAGCCGGATTGCCGCCCGCCAGCCAACGTGACGTTGGATCCAGTTGTTTCAGTGTCATTGCGAAATTGGCTTATCGCCGAATATGAGCTGGACCAGCTTGTCGGTTTTGATTTCCTTGGAATCTTTGCCCTCGGCGATTTCGGTGGCGCGTTTGTCAGTGTGCCACTTAATAAACAGTTCGGCCGTTTGCCGTTGAAAACGTTTCTCCTCGAGTAGGAGCTGCCGATCGCGTTGTTGCAGCACGATGCTGCGCTGGTTCGTCCGTTGTTGGGCGATCTCAGTCCGGCGCAACAGAGATAACGCTTCCAGTAATTCGTAATCGGCTTTTCCTTCGGTAGCCTGCTCGAGTAGTTCCAGGATCTTTCCGCCGGCAATCGCCGCCGCGCCTTCGGTGATAGAACCGCCGCTCGATTTGGCCAGCTTCAGCGAATAATCGGCCAGGATCTTGATCGACTCTTCCCGTTCGCGTCGGGCGAGCCAGTCCTGGTAACCGCCCTGGCGCCATTCGCTCAGGTTTTGCGCGGTCACCGGTTCCTCGCCCCAGAGTTGATCGAGGATCCGGAGCACGTCCGGGTTTTCGTTGAGACTCTTTAATATAGAGGGACCGCGTTCGCCATCGAACAACCGGTGATTTACTTCCTCCCGGACCGTCGCCGGCAGACTGGCTATTTTACCTTTGCGCGTCGTAGCCATAGATCACGGCGTTCCGTATTCGGTTTTCAAAGCGGCTTCCTTCGCGGCGCGGTCGGTCGGACTTAGCGCGGGAATATAAACAATGATGCGGTAGAGGCTCGTTCCGCAGAACTGGCCAAACGCGCCCGATGCTCCGATTCTAACCGGCTCGCCGTTCGAAAAACTTGTAATTGCAGATCCGCTAAAGTCGGCGCCCGAATCACTTCCGTCGATAAACACGTCACTGGTGGTTCGATCGACCATTTGAAACGTGTAGACATGAATTGATCTGCCGGACCCATTTTCGGCTACCTGCGTGTTGGTTCCGTCGGAAATTTGAAGCTGCGCTTCTACGTTTACAGGAAAAAAGAACTGTAGCTGAGCTGACCAACCCGGCGTGCTTAAATCGTCCGATGCAGTCTTATCGAGGATTGGCCCTGAACCTCCGGCCGCTACCAAAAAAACCGTCATCGAGCCCGGATTGTCCGCGAAATTTGATAGGAGCATCCAATCCTCGCTGCCGTCCAGCTCTATATATGGAAGCCCGTTCCCATCGTCAGCGTGCCAGGCCAAAACTTGAGAGTCCGGCCCGTTTGAATCTAGCGCAGTCATGCCGCGTTGCGCGTCGTGACCGTTGCCTGTCGAATCCGTCCAAGTGATGTTGATCGGATTTCCGTCACCCACTCCGCTTAAAGTTGAAGGATCGAGATCGGCAATTGGCCCGCTCGGCGTCGGCGTCGGCGTCGGCGTTGAAGTGGGAGTTGGAGTAGGAGTCGGCGTGGCCGTCGCGGTAGCTGTCGGAGTTGGCGTCGGCGTATTAGTCGGGGTCGTGGTTGCCGTCGCCGTTGGAGTTGGAGTGTTTGTCGGAGTCGGGGTTGGAGTATTTGTCGGCGTGGGCGTTGGAGTCGCGGTCGCGGTCGCGGTCGGGGTGGGCGTCGGCGTGTTGGTCGGCGTAGGTGTCGGAGTCGGCAACGCACCGCCATCGATCGGGACCGCCAGGAATCTATTGATCGATTGGGACGCGGTCCCGCCGGCGCCAGAAATAAAATAACGCTGGCTGCCGACAGAGAGCGCCGTGCCGACGCAAAAAGTCAGCAGCGCGAAAACCGCGAACAACGATCGGACACGCATTCGCTCCCTACTTATCCGCGACCGCCTTTACGTCGACTTGCGAATTGCTTGTATCGAATCGGCGGACCGAAATTTCGTTCGCGTTCGATTTCACTGAGAACGTGTAACCGCCGCCATCCTTCAACTCGACGCTCTCGCCGGCGCCGCCGGCCCGCACCGAAATGACGGCCCCAGTGGCGTTGATCACCGTGAGGGTGCTACATGGCTGCGAACCGAACGCGGTCCAGTTGCTCCCGGTCGCGGCCGTGGTCGCTTTCATCGGAACGCTCTGGGTGCCGGTGCCGAGCTGATACGGCCGGGTGAACGATTGCGCCGAAGCGTTCGGCCCTAAAGCCAAAAGCGCGATCGCGCCGATTAAGATTAATAGTTTTCTTTTCATAGTTTTAATGCGAAGCCGGCGACGGCGATGCGTAAGATTTCACAGCGGCGTCCATACGTTTCACTTCGTCGGGCGGAATATTTTTCTTCACTTCATCTGCTTTCGCGCCGGCCACGCCATCCTTCAGCAGACGATTCGCCTTCGCGATGGCGTGTCGCAATTCAGAGCGCACTTTGTCGATTTCCATCGCCATCTGGATCTGTTTTTGTTCAGGCGACATTTTACTCGTGTCGAGAGACGGCTGCGGCGTCGGAGATTGCGCGCAAAGCGCGTGGATCAGTGCGAGCCCTGCGATCATTGAGAATGCGATTTTCGTTTTCATAAAATTACTGAAAGATTTGGAATCCAGTGAAATAAGTGTTCAAACTTCCATCGAGCGCGACCCCTGCATTGGAATAAGCTCTCACATCAACGGTATCGCCTGCGCTGAGAGGCACCGCCGCCGAGCCTGTTGAAGATCCGTGATTGATGGTCGCCGTGATTTGGAGTCCTCGCGCAATCTCCGACCCGTTCACAAAAAGCGACGCCACGAAGTCGGTACTGGACGCGGTGGAAGTCACGCCCCAGCTGAAGCTGTAGATTCCAGAAGATGGCGCAGTGAAATTGTAATTGGTCGTGTTGTCGAAGCCACCCATGTAATCAACGTCCTTCGCTCCGAACGAAATTTTGGCGAATGCGCTATTGCCAGCACTGATTGACGAATTGGCGTGGACCTTGAAATAGGGCGCATAATCTGGCCACGACCCTCTGTTCCCGGTCGCTCTCACTTTTGAAATCGAACCGCCGCCGGTCGCCGTTTGTTTGATCGTTCCGGATGAAAGCGAAGTGCTATCAATTCGGGTATTGTCTTTGACCGTCACGGTGCTGATCGTGTCAGTCGAATCCTGGCTAAAGATCGACATTTCGGCTTCGCAGCCCGAACTCGACGCATTGAAATGGTTTCCCATGACCGTGAACGTCTTGTTCAATCCCACGGAATTGTAGGCCGTGTCGTTACTGCTCGCGCCGCTGTCGAAGCTGACCGGAGCGTCAAAACCGTCAAATCCATTCGCTTCCAGGTAATTGTTCGAAAGTTCGACGTTTCCGCACCCGCTCAGTGAAACGGCCGCGAAGGTGCCTTGAAGATGCGAATTGGCGATGTTCAGACCGAACACATTGTTCATCGAAACGCCGGCAGTGAATCCGATCGACGTCACATTATTGAAATTAAAATTGCCAGCAGCCGTCGCTTCCGGACTGGAAGTGCTGGCTATGATTCCAACGGCGTTGGGCGCGCTCGTAGCGATGCCGGTATGAGTGCCGGACTGGCTTCCCGATGTGTTGATGGCCGAACCGCCAGAAGTAGCCGAAATCTGGAAGGTGTTCGTTGCCGCGTTTTTGACGAAATAAACTTTCCCGGCAGTGATTCCGGTCGGAAGCGCTCCCGTCGTCAAAAACCTAACCGGTTGACCGTTCGCAAGGCCGTGCCCGGTCCAGGTCACTACTCCTGGCGAAGCAATCGTGATTGTGACTGTAGAATTAGTTCGTGAATCGCCGTCGAAGTTGGAATTGCTTAACGAAACGTTTCTGCACCATGCGAGTTCAAGCGTGCTGTATTGATCAGGTCGACCGCCGCGCATGTTGATCAACGAAAGATTTACATGGTCGCCGACGTCATTGCTGACTCCAAAAATGTTGTTTGCTCCGGTAACGTCGGACACGTTGTAGTCAGTCAGTCCATGCAGATAAATTCCTTCCATTGTGCTGCCGACCGAACCACCGTCGAAATAGATGTGCCCCACGGAAACGCCGGTCACTGGATTAGTGCCTGCCCCACCGCGAGCTATTGCCAAACCCTTGTCGCCGAAATTGGTGATTCTCCAGTGCGTGAATTGACCGCCGGTAACGCCGGCAACGTTATTGCTATCGAAATATCCGCCAGAGTTTTTCGGCCAATCAATCGTGATGTTGTCATAAACAGAACCGGTCCAATCACCGCTGTGGGTGATCGCGGTCTGCATTACGTCGTGGATGTAAACGTTCCTGACCGTCGTGTGCGGGTAATTGCTGTTAATAAAGCTCCCGGTCGCGGCTCCGCTCGATACGTGATCCCACCCTCCGTCACCTTCTAAGTCCTCAGCAGTTATCCAAGGTGCGGAGATTTGAATTTTTGATGTATCAGTCTGCATGGCCGAAATAATTTTATGTCCGTGGCCTTCAACCGTTACGAAAGAAGTCGAAAACGTCGTGCAACCGGACGCGGTTAGATTCGAAAGAATTTCAATGGTATCGCCGGACTGAGCGACGGCGGCAGCGGCGCTTAAAGTTGCAAACGCGAGAGGCGTGCCGCGCAGTCCGCTGAGAGATCCAAAATCCGCTCCACGGTTTTGATCGACATAAATTTTCGCCCCTTTGTCGGAAACGCCGGACCAATCGATCAAGTCCCACCGCGATTTGTAGGTGACAGGCGGCGGGTTGGGCCCGCTACCGGTAAATAGCGATGCCGCAAACGCGCGTTCGTCCGAGCTCGCGGAACTTTGCAGCTGCGCGTAAACCAAATCCCACCGGTCCACATACGCGATCGTGTTTTTTACCGTGGTCCCGATCTCGAGGCAGCGTTGCGCGGTTAGCGCGCCGTAACCGGCCGTCACCAGGCCGTCGATCGTCGGTCCGTCTTTCGGGACGTAGGCGTTCGCGGTCAGTGCGAATGCGGCAAAGAGGAAAGCGCAAAGCGCCAAGCGAAATAAATTTCTCATGCGCTCCCTAAACCGGAGATCCTGTAATGCCCTTCACGTCGTCCACGTCGCACAGCAGATACGGGAACACGGTGATGTTGTGCCGGCTCAATGCACGACTGATCGGCTGCCGGAAATTGTCCCAGGTCGGTTGCCCGAAATAGCCGTCCGGATTTTCGATGATCTGACAGCCGGCGCTGAATCGTCCAGTGTCCTTGCTGGCGCCCCCGGAATGAATGAAGATCCCGAAATCGCCGGACTCTTCATGATGAACGGTGCCGTCGTGATTCAATCGATTGATGTGAACCGTCTCGGCCTGGCGGAATGCTTTATATTTTCCATGCAGCTCGGCCTCGCAGAAAAGATGAATGCCTTCCTTAAGCTGTGCCGCGTATTCAACGGTGTGGATCGGAGTCTTTACCAGGGTCCAACTCGGATCCGTCGACGCGGTCCACTGATCGACCTTCCCGTCGATGTAACGCAAAATAATGTCGTCGTAAGCCGCCGTTCGGTTTTGGGCGACGCTCGACTCGAGCGCGGCCCGGATTCCGATTAGGAAAACGTTGCCGACTCCGCCCTTGTTAAAGTTCGGTCGCCGCAGCGGAATCATTTTCTCCCACAACGTGCCGAGATTTAGCTTGGTAAAATCTCTCACTTAACGACCCTCCCGGTTTCTTCATCGACCAGTGGCACGTCGCGCCATTCGCTGTGTTGCGTGTGGTCCGCCCGCCATCCGGTAAATTTTTGCTGCAAGACTTTCCGGGTCGGTCCGCCAGGTTGCTCGAAGCGCAAAACGAAACGAATCTCTGGAGTCGCAGTCATTAAACGTTCAGCACTGATAAGCGAGCCGATGTAGGGCGAGCGTGGGTGAGTGTTGGCGCAGAGCTATTCTTCGCCACTCCCAGCTCCGTGCTCCATGCTCCGCGCTCTTCCACCGGCCAAGCCGGCCAAAACCCGGACGGTGTGAGTCCTAACCAATGCAGCTCGAAGTGATAAATCGCGCTGGCTTGGGGAATTGAAATCTCCTGGAAGATCCGGCTCGGCCGACCGTTCACATAAATAATTAGCTGTTGCCAGGTGCGCAGCGCGGCGCCGGGCCGTTGCGGATCGCAGTCGTGAAAGATTCCCGGCGGATCAGTATAATAATGAACCACGCAGGTTGAGCGGTCCGCTTTCCCGAGCTCGCCCGTTTCGTTGTCGCGGTATGCCACCTGGTTGCCGGCTGCCGGATTATCGACCGTGCATCCGAGGAAGAAAATCAGAACGGCGCCGACGATGCCGGCGAGGAAGAAAGCCAGAGAGATCCATTCACGCGATTTAGTTTTCGACCCGTAACCTGTCTCGAAATTTTGAGTCATGTCGACAATGGCCACTCCGGCGGCAACTGCGAGACCAGCCAGGAACGACGCGATCGCGATTCCAATTTTCCAGCCGAGAGCTAATGCGATGACAGGACTCATTTTTAGAAATCGACGCGCGCCTTAAGCTCGAAGTCCGTGACGGACTTTCCGGTCCGGATAATTTTTTCGCGGGAAACGCTAGGCCGCACGCTCATCAACAATCGCTGCCAAAACCCGCGCTTATCATCGCCGGCCGCGTTGTCGCGATCGGGATCGCGATCGAGCGGAGTTACCGGTCCAGGATTGAGCGGATCGTTCATGAGGACTGGACCGGCACGGCCATCGACGCTCCTGCCCGCGCAAACTTAATGGTTGAAACGGTCACGATTTGAGCGCCGTCCAATCGATCGAGAAAACGTTGGAGGATCTGCTCTTCGCTATCTTCGAATTGCTCGATGATAGGCTTCACCACTTCCGCGATTTCAGGCGGAAGTTTTTGAAGCGCGAGCGGATCCCATTTCATTCGCTAGAGGTTGCTTCGACCGGTCACTTGTCACCGGTCACTACTTTTTCAGTTGCCGGTCTTGCTTAGATTTCCGAAGTGGTAATTTCCCCAGGCGCCGGCGTGGACGATCAGAATCTTCCCGTACTGCGACCAGTATTCGCCTTCGCCAAAAACGCCGAACGTGAAACGATGGTCGCCTGGACTTTGCCAGAGCGGTATGTAAGCGCCGGCGCCGAGAATCGCCCCGACCGATTGATCTTTCGAACCGGCTCCGGAGATCGGAGAATTGACGCCGGCCGTAGCGAAAACCGTCGGCTGAAATTTTGCCGATATTTTTAATTGATACTTCGCATTGGCCGTTGCAGATGCCGCGTACCAATTTCCGGCCAGTGCATCGAGACGCAGGCCCATGAAAAAGTAATCTCCAAACGGATAGCCTGCGGCGATTCCGTAGCCCCACGCGCCGTCCACTTTGTAAGATGGATAAACTCCGAGAGTCAGAGACCCCGCCGCGATCATGGAGTTCGCGAATTGCTGAATCGTGTCCTCGTTGATAACCACCGGCGTCGGCGCCGGCTGCACGACGTCTTTAACATCTTTCGTGTCCGGAGCGGTCTGCGCGAACGGTGTTGGAACCGGAGCCGCATCCTGCCCATTCGCCGAGGGCGAAAATGAGAGCACCATCATGGTGCCGATCGCGATCGCGGAAAGCGTGGAAACTTTTTGGGCCGCGGCTGTGCCGGAAATTGTCCGGGTCGCCCTGATCCGCCCGTAAATCGCAATCACTCCTCCGGCGAACGAGAGGACCGCTTCCCAATTATTGACCAGGCTCGGAAGCAGGTCCGAGATATCGATATTTTTCGCTTTCAACGCTCCGGCGACAATCGCGGCCAGGCCGCCCCAGATGGTCGAGCTCGCGAAGAACGATTTGCTTGTGGTGATCATAAGTTTCAGCTTTCAGGGTTTCCGCATTTCAACTTTTCGATTCACGAGCGCTGCGGATTTCGCTCGTGAAACAACACTCCTTCTGCGGTCGCTTTGTAGTAACGGGTGGATCCCTGCGGATCCGGAGTCTCGGAAACGCGACCGGCGCCGACCTGGAATTGCAGGGCGGACTCGATCTCCGAGATTGAAAACTTTTTCTTTTTGAGCGCGGTTTGAATTGCAGCTGCGCTGAAAGCCAGCACGCTGCGATTCACCAAATATTCGAGCACGAGCCGGCGCGATTCCTCGCGGCGCCGTTGCTTGATCTCTCCCGTTTTCATTAGTGAGATCCCTTCCGGCCGGTCGGGCCATCGAGCTTGCCCTCGAGTTTGCCCATGGTGCGCATCACTTCATTAGAGAGCGTCTGCATCGTCCCGCGTACCGCCCCGAGCTCGCCGTGCAGCTGTCCGAACTGGTTGGAGTTCGTTTGTTTGTTGTCCGAAATTTTATCCGATAGGACCCGCTCGAGCTCGTTGCATTTATCGCCGATCAGCTCGCGCGATTCTTTTTGATCGTCCTCCCGGCGCCGATCGAGCGCCTGAATCTCCTCGCGCCAGCGCTGCGCGGTGGTGTCGAGATCCTTTTTTGTGGCGTAAACGTCGTAGGCCGGAGGTTTTTGGCGGGTCAGGTTCCAGATAGAGACCACGTAGTAAAGCGTCGCCACTGCAGCCAGCACCGAGGCGGGAATAACCAGCCCCGGTGGTACAATCGACGAAGTCGCCTGGGCAAGAAACGGGCTAACGAGCGCGAACATTGGCGCCCGGAGTGTAATTACCGAGGGAAAAACCGACTAATCAGACTGGCAAGAAGTGTAGAGAAAAGAATCTCCCGCGAATCATGCTAAAAAACGCGAATCTCTGACCTCAACTTCCGGTATAGATCGATTCGCCTTTTGGAACGAGCCAGCGTCGCGTCGTCAAGATCAGTGTCAGATGATCGTCGGTCATAACGGCCCAGCGCGGATTTTTATCGGCTGCTGGTCCGGCCGCGTTATCACGTGTGAGTTTTTCGATCTCCCACGGCTTCATTTCTTCTCGATCGGTGCGCGACCAGACTTCCATCACGCAGACGCGCTGGCCCTGGACGTCCTCGAACATCGCCATAACTCGGAACGGACCGCGCCGAAACCACGAGTAGCACCACGATTTTTTTATCGGCTGTCCGAGTTGCTGATTGATCGCCGGCTCCAGGTCGCCGACTCGGGCAAAAGCTGAAGTTGCACCGCAGAGAACACAGAGCGCACAGAGGAAAATTTTCATTGATTCAAAAATTACTCATTCCGTTTCTGGCCGCGATAAAGGTCGACGATTCGATCATTAAAGTATCGCCAGCGGCCACGATCGCTCTGGCTCGGCGATCCGATCGACTATACTCCTGGATCTGATCGATTCCGCGCTCCGGCATCCAAGTCGCATTTCCCGAGTTTGAGCCGAGAAGTATCGAAAGCTCCTCATTGGAAAATTTACCGCGGTCGATCTTGGAGATAAGCAAACATTCCGCCTTTCCGGAAATAAAGTAAGCCTTGATCTGAAAGGCTCCCGTCTTAAAGACAACGACGTCGCCCGGCGTTTTGTCTTCCCGTAAGCGCTCAACAGGTTCTCCATATCTCTTAACGCACTGTTCTTCGGTCTCTCCGATGCGAGCTCCGGCCGTGGAAGCGAAAATAATTGTGGCACAAATAATCAGAGCGACTTTCATTTCTGTTCCTCCTGCTTTGGTTTTGATCTGTTATTTAGCTCGAGAGAGAGCGCCGCGATAATTTCCGCGTGCGCGCCGCGCATGTATTCCGGTCCCGACTCTGCCTGTTGGGTATGCTCTTTGATCAGAGTGATCAGCTCCTCGGAGCTCATCTTTTTGGCGGCTTCCGCCGGACCGCCGCGAAGGATTCGAAGCACCTCGGCTTCCGCCGGCGACACTCCATAATTTCCCGATTGTTCGCGCACAACATGATCTGGGCCGTCCCCTTCTCCGGTCAGCAACCATTGTGCGCTGACGCTCAACGCTCGCGCAATTTCTTCAATTCGATCCGATCCCGGCGGTGATCCTGCGAGCCAGCGGCCAACAGTAGTGTGAGCTACCTTGAGCTTCTCTCCCAGGGAAAGCGCGGAATCTCCGCGCACTTTCATGGCGAGGTCCAACCGGTCCTTAAAAGATTTAGCGTTTGCGCTCAATTTCTTTGTTGACCTTGTGCGGTAACGCTCATATAGGTGTGGCCGGTGAGCGTAACACGTAACGGTAAAAATGGGAAGAGGAAAAAGGGGATGGGTCGCTGGCCCATCGGCATCTGGACAATCCAGAAGGCCGCGGACCGCCTGGGCGTGACGCGCACACATCTCAGCCTGGTGATTCATGGACACCGCGAAGGTCGTTCCCTGAAGCAGCGCTACCGGGCACTTGTAAAGACCTCTCCCAATTAAATGAAAATCGAAACCGTTCCCATCCTCGATGTGTCGTTTCATCCTGTAGTTAAAGATCTGCCGCCTGCGCCGGAGGAATTGATTCAGTCGCTAATTGTAGACCTGGAGGACCGCCCCAAGATGACGCCGCTCCTCGTCGACGAAAAACTGCGCATTATCGACGTAGACAGCGGCGATCGATTAAAGGCGGCGCTTAAGCTCGATTTTCTGGAAGTGCCGGTGATCCGGAGGCCAAATAACGAAACCTTTTCTTCGGTCGTCGCTTCAATTGTTTGTCGCCGGAATTACACCAAGTCGGCTGTCGCCTATTTGGCATATCCGTTGCTGGAGCCATTGATCTCCGAGAGGCGTGGGCGGCCTAATTGCGCACGGCGTGCGCAATTATCCAGGACGACCGAAGAGGCTGCTGCATCCCTCGGCATAAGCCGACGCCTGTTGGTTTACGCCAAGCAAGTCCACGATCTTTTCCGTAAGCATCCGCACACCCGGGAAATTATCGAGCCGCGCATACTGGCGGCGGAAGATTCAATTTCGCTCGGGTACGCAATCAACGGCATCGCGGGTCTGATTCATACCAAAGGGAAATCGCGAGGGAATACAGACCAGCTCGAGCTCTTCGAAATGTCGCTGGTCAAAAGCGCGCGTTACATCCGCGACTGGACAAACCTAAGTGAGACCAAAAAGCGACACGCAGTCGCCCATTACACGGCTAATTTCCTGCCTTCGCTGCCACCGGAATTTCATCGCGCTCACGAACGTTTCTGGCGTGAGCACAAGACCGAGATGGTATAGCCGATGCGAACCGGACCGTACTATCTCCGCCGTAATCGCGCGCACCGAGTTTCGGATTTACTCGCAGCCCATCGCATTCTTATTCGCGGCGGTTTCAGCGGGGCTGTAGCGGCCAGGCTGCTCGACGTGCCGCACAGCACCATCTGCACTTGGAAAACGTTGGCACGAGATCGACGTCGCAAATGATTCATCTTCCGGATTTCAAAGACAGCCGCGAAGCGATCCGCTTCGGCCAGCACATCACCCGCGACCAATTTATTTTTCTGGCCGGCGCGCGCGCCGGGTTGAAGCGCGAGTTCGATGAGATCCGGCATTACGAAGCCTCACTGGATTCCACGGACCGATGTCTCGCGGTTGCGTTCAAACTGCAATTTATCCGCGAGTGCATGGAAGCGGCGCCGGACAATGTGCTCGCGTCGCTGATCGGCACCGGAATCGTTCGCAACGGTCCAGATCCCGAGGTTCGCGAGGGAGCGAACTTTACGGCGGGAGGCTCTGAGCGCGCAGACGCGAGTGAGTCTAGGGAAGCCGGCTGCTCGTTTTTGGTGAAAAACGAGAGTCCCATCCACTCAACTTCTCAACCGCTCAACGCCTCAACTTCTTTGGAGGCCGCGCGATGACGACCGTCCAATACCTCGCGGCCGGTACCATTCTCTTAATCACCCTCTACGTCGTTTTCCGGAGCCGCTGATGCATCTGGTCGAAACATTTTTCAGCTGGCTCGATTTTCTTTTCCCGATCGCGCTTATCGCCGGCCTTTTTGTTCTGAGCATTATCGATCTCGCCGGCCGCCGGCTCGGTCACGCGGTATTCGAATTTTACTCAGCCGCGATGCTCACCGCGATCGTGTTCCTCAACTCGCATCTGCCAAATTTATGAGCCTTTTCCCGAAGAGCCAAAAGCTGGAGCTTGAGTTCAACGAGAAACAGGTCGCGCTGATAGAGGAGCTTATTGACAAGGGCTTTCACGGTACAAGCGCCGCCCAGTGCGTAATGCGCCTGATCGATGCGCAACTCCTCGAGATTATCGAAGAAAAAGGAGACCAATCGTGACCGAGTTCCAGGCCGACGAACAGCGCCGCCGCCACGAGCTACTGGTCCAGTGGAACGCGCTGAAATCGGCGCCGCACAATCTCTCCGGAAACAAAGCGGCCGATCGGCTCGGCGAATCGCACGCGACCCTATTGCGATGGCAACGCCGATATGAGTCGAGAGGCCTCGACGGGCTGTTACCAGACCAGGCAAACCTCTGTGGAGGGAAGGCAAAATTTGCCCTGGATGAATCCGAGCAGCACGCGCTCCGGCATTGGCGGCTAAAGAAAAATTCGTTGCCGCTGGCGATCGAAGAAGGGTTTGTTAATGATCCCGATTGCCGTCCGGAAACGCGCGCAAAAATTCACGCCGAGATGGATCTCGCCGCGCGCGAGAAACGCGCGCCGCGCTGGCCGATGTCGATCCAGCGCGCCGGTTACGTAAGCGAAGACGAGAAAGCGCTCCACCGCGGACCGAAACATTTTCAGGAGTTCGAGATCATCGAGCGCCGCGGACTTTGGATCAACGGCTTGAACGGTCACGAGATCCCTATCGTCGGAAATACGCTGTTCGAGTCCGACGATATGTCGGTCAATGAGCCGTTCCGATATCTGGATCCTGAAACCGGCGCGGTCAGGGTCGGCCGTCAATCGCTTGCCACCATCAACGTTTATTCAGCGGCATGGCTCGGCGTTTCACCGGTAGGCCGTGAACGGGACGCTTATCGTCTAGAAGATATCGCGGACCACTTGCTCGACGTGGTCGACGCCCAAGGGCTACCCATGCTTTGGCGATTCGAACGCGGACCGTGGGAGAACCAGGTCATCGACGGAATTAAACTCGGCGATGGCACCAGGTGGGGCGATCTCTCGGCGCTTTTCCGCGTTCTTCATGTTTTTAAATCGCGCTCGAAAGGTTTGATCGAGTCGAGCTTCGGATTTCTGCAATCGCTGATGGCGCATGAATCGTTATCGATCGGGCGATCACGCGGCGAATTTGAACGCGCGACAAAATTATTTCTGGCAGCCGGCCGCGGCGATTCCGGCGCAGCCTTGCACTTCTGGGACATTTCAGAATGCGCCGATGGCATGGCCGACGCGATGGTGCGATTTAATGATCGTCCTAAAATTCGCCGCGCGTTTGGCAAGCAGGCAGTCGTGCCGGCGGACCTGCAACGCTCGGCAGAAAAACGGGAATGCCCGAAGTCGGAACGTTGGAGATTCTCACCGATCAAGCGCCCGGCCACGGTCCGGGGCGGCGCGATCGAAGTCTCGGTAAATCATTATCCGTTTCCATTCCGGTTTCGCGTCAATGGCGCGAGCGATTTGTATTTAGAGCGCGGCTACTCAGTCCTGATCGCGTTTCATCCCGGGCGACCAGAGGAAGGCTGTCACGTTTTCAATGCCGAGCTCGGCAGCCGCAATCGCGACGGGTTGAAGCTCGGCGAATTTTTAATGGTGGCGCCGTTCGCCGAGGACGCGCCGCAGCTCAATCTGGCGCCATCCGAGTATGCCTTCGCCGCGCGCAAAAATGCCAACGCCGCGGTTCGCTCAGAGTTCCGCGCGATCACGGCCGCCGGCTCGCGAGCTCGCCGCGTCTCAATTTCACGTGACGGTTATGGGAACGCGGTTCGCCGCGAAGCTGGATGCAACGTCACGTTGCCTTTGCGGTCTGAACCAGTCGGCTGTGGCGCGCAGGGAGATCCTGCGACTCCGAATATCGAGAGGTTCTCTATTCCCTCTCGACGGCTCTCAAGGTTAGGCAGCCGGGATGACGGACATGAATCACCGGGGGTGCGGACCGCAAAACCTTTCGATGAGGAAGCCGAGCTCGCTCGAGTTCAAAAAATGGAAAAGGACGCGATCGATCGCGGCGACCTCGTCACATGAAAAGCAGCAGCAAGAACGGAAATGGGAAATGGAACTACAACAAAAGGCTGAAACGCTGAAACGCGGACCGGCTGAAATAAAAATCAACGTCGTCGCGATCTTCCTGGACGCGGCGATTCAACTCGGAGATTGGGAAGGCGCTCGAATCTTGCGCGGACTGCTTCTGCGCCGGCCGGCGTTGCCTTCGCCTCAATATCTCAACGGCTCAACGCCTCAACAGTCTGATCGGAGGGGCGCCTAAATGGCCCCCGAATTATACGGCACGATGGAAGTCCAGGAGCTCCAGGATCTCGCCGGCAAAGTCCAGGAATTTCAGAACGCGCGGAAGTTGTCCGACGCCGCGCTGGCGAAAATGCTTCCGTCGATCGGGTCCACCAAAACTTACAAGCGGATCCTCGGCGGCGATCTGAAAGAGCTCGATCTCGAAAATCAGCTTCACGGTTACCGGAGCGCGGTCGCGTTCATCGAATCGATGGGCGAGGACGACAGCCAGGAGGAAGAACTCTACGAGGATCTCTACCCGGTCATCCATTTGCGGCGCGCGTTTTTCGAGACCACACGCGAGCGCGGCATCGCGCGGGTGATCTTTTTGCTCGGGCCTAACGGGTCCGGCAAATCGAGCGCGCGCAAATTGTTGATCGAGAAATTCGGGCAACGCCTGATCACCATCGAAGCGAACGTGGCCTGGAACGATTCGCCCCAGGCAATGCTCGGCGCGTTGCTGGCGCAATTTGGGAAAAAAGATGTGCCGTTCACCGATCGGCTAACGATTGCGATCGAGCAATTGTCCCGGAGCCGGCGCTGTCTTTGCATCGAGGAAGCGCACCATCTTGGGCCGCGTTGTTTGAACCTGGTCAAAACGCTGATCAATCAAACGCCGGCGGAAGTGATCTTGATCGCGATCGACACGCTTTGGCGAAAGCTCGAGACCCGCGCTTACGAAGAGGCGACCCAGCTCACCGGCAATCGGCACGCGGACACCATTCGGCTCGGCTCGTCGGTCCGCGACAGCGATGTCCGGAAATTACTCGAGCGCCGGATCCCAAGTTTAAACGGCGATATCAAGCAAGCGGTCCGCCTGGTCGCGGAGAAAGCGAACGCCGGCGGAATGCGGCACGGCCTTTACGCGTTCGTGCGCGAGGTCTGCAAAAAGGCCAACGAGAAAGCAGGCAAAGACGACGTCACGCTCGAGATCCTGGTCAACGCCGTAGCCGAGGAGGCGGCGAGCCGATGAATCGCGCAAGAGATCACAAGTCAGCGGTCGGCGGTCGGAAAAAAACAAAGCCGCCTACGCAGCAAGAATTGAAACGGCGGAAACTTTGTGACGAGCTCGCTGATCGGTTAATCGCGCGCGGGAAGGTCGTCAACTATTCCGGCAACCGGGAAGAAGTGATCGATCTACTCGAGGAAGCGGTCCGCAAAGTCACGATCTTCAATAATCACGGAGGTCGCCGATGAGCGCCTCAACTTCTCAACGTCTCAACCGCTCAACTCTTGAAGAGGACAAGGCGATGAACTTCGCCCGGTTTCAACTCCGGATGCAGCGAACGATAGGGGAGATGGCGCCACGCGCGACGGAAAAAAATAATGTTCCGTTAAATGGCAGTGCGCCTCGCACCTACGGCGAGGAATACGAACTCATCGTTAATCGACCAGGAGGTTTGCTGTGATCGGAGAACAGAAAACGCCGAACGCTCAACTCCCAACGTCCAACGCTGAACTACAGACCGCGCTTTTGATCGCGGGACAGTTGTTCGGTTTAGCAACGCGACTCGACGCCGATGCGCTCGAGCGCTTCCTGGATTCAAAACCGAAGGATTTTTACCACGAAGCAACTTGTCGCGCCGCGATCGCGTTTCGTCGTTCAATCGACTCGGCGCTATCCGCGTCATCCGCGAAATCCGCGGTTAAAGAATCGGGAGGCGGGAAATGAAGCGGCCGCGCTTTGAAACCATCAAGATGCGCGTCCGCCGGGACATCTTGCACGGCAGCTCGCGCAACGTCGCCAATTTCCTGAGCCGCAAGATGAAGAAAAATCAGCGGCTCGTTTACCTGAAACACAACACGCTGGTTGGATCTTTCGCCTACTGGACCGCGATCGTTGAAAATCTTGAGCTCGTAACTTTTAACGTCCGGATTCCAAAAAAGAAAAAATCCGGAAGGAGGGCTTCGTGAGCAAACTGGATGCAACGTCACGTTGCTTTCCGTTGCCGCCGATGCTGCCGCGCGGACAGAAGCCTGGCTCCATCCGCCATCGCGATCGCCGGAACAAAACCGGTTGCGTCGGGATCTCGCTGGTCCGTACCAAACTGCCGAGCGGCCGCCGTTGCCGTTTCTTCGCCGCGCACCTGGGCAAGACAAACCGGAAATTTAATATCGACACCCTCGGCCGGCAAGAAGCCTGGCGCCGGGCCCTCAGGCTCCGCGCCGATTACGAAAAGGCGGTGGCCGCGTGAGTGAGCAAACGGAAACCGCGTCGCCGGCGGACGCTAAAGAAGTCGCGAAGGTCGAGCTCACCGACGAAGAGAAGATTGCGATTCTTGGGGTCCACTACAAGCGCGACGCGAAAGCCGCGGCTATAAAGTATTTGACGGATCCAGGGCGGAAATATTACTGGCCGCGCGTTCAACCAAAAATTATTCGTGGCCGTTGCTGTCTGTTTATCGATGGCTCGAGTTACACCGATTATTTCGGTCACACCTGGCAGGAAGCCTTCATGTGCCTGGTGTTTCGGCGGAAGATCGCAGCTGAGTCCGCGCGATCGGCTCAACTGAAAAAGGAAATCAAAAAATCGGAGGTGCCGGCGTGAGCCCCGAAGAAGTCACCGCCATTTACGAGAACCTCCGGGACGACATTTGCGTGTGCGGCGCCGTGAAGCAGACCGGAAAATCGTTTTGTAAACATCACTACTTCGCACTGCCGGCGCCGATGCGCGACCGACTCTACGTCCGCACAAACTACTGCGAATCGTTCCTGGCCGCTGCCCGGCACCTTCGCCTCTCTCCTCCGGCTCCAACCTATGCCAAGGATTAAAGCTCAATCGGATATCAAGGAACGATGGCAGTTCGATCAGCTGATCGATGACCTGGTCGACAAACAAATCGTAATGGAGCGCCTGGTTCTCCGGCGCGACAAGAAACTGCTCGACGTCCGGAGCGAGTTCGATCCGGACATTCAGGACCTCTCTGGAAA